AATGTTTCCAATATCGTATGTCGGAGCGATTTCAATCTTTGCTTCAAAATCCCCAACGATAACCGCAAACTTGTTTCGCTTAAAAACTACAAGAAAGTTGGGTAAGGCCGCCATGCCAGTAATGGCCTCACCATCTCCCCGATCAAAGTATTCATAATTATCAGAAGGAACAGCCTCTCCAATCCCCATCTTGCTATAGACTACGAGAGATTTTCCATCCGTCTCATCTGGACAATTTGCGTAAAATACCCTGTCTTTATAGACAATAACAAACTTTGCTTTGGGGGGAACACCATTATTTAATTCCAGTTCGGCCCCAAGATCCGCATCATCTGTTTGATCGTTGTAAGTTCCTGTAGTGTTAGCTATTTCAGCAACCTTGTAATATGTATCAGGATCAACGTCTGAAATGGTATAATTATATGTCCGGTAAATAACAATCTTATCAACACTAGAATCCGTACTAGCGACGACACCAACGTCGATAATTTTTGATGCAACTGTAATTTCATCACTTTCCGGTGACGGATTACCCGTTAGGGTAGGTGAGGTACGCTTATAACAATACTTATATTTGTACTTTCCACTTAATGTACCCGCCCCACCATCGGCAACTGTCGGCTTCGCGGCAGGGGGGGCAATACCTAGACTCGAAGGAGTCGTGTTGTAAATCTTAAAGTTCGCATCCGTTCCATTAACAACGTAACAGTAGTTTTGGTGGATTGCAAAATTGTATCGCTTATTGGCAGTTACAGTTTTAATATCTGCCCAACCAGCCAAGTATGCCCGTAATTGTGTGTTAGCAACGGCAAGAAGATATGTATTTCCATTGGGAGCTGGATATTCAAATAAATCTTTCACCGCATAGCCAGGGACAGGTCCAGCAACCACTAGCTTAGTCATGCCTTGTCGAGTAGCAATGCTCTTATCCAGCATCAGATTCATGTTCTTACAGTCACGCAAGCTCCGAATATCCATAGTGGTAGGGGAGCTTACAATATCCCAACCAAGACTAAAATCTTGGAGCGTAAAATCTTTGGGCGCGTTATACATTCTCTGGATTCCAATCCTCATCTCGGTTAGTTTCCCCGACAACTTCAGGATCCTGAACCTGAGCCACGACTAAGGCTTTCAGAGCAGCCGCATAAGCCCTTTCATACCGACGCTCCAAAGAACCAATAACTTTTTCATCTTTCTCTTTACCAGCCATAATTGTTTCAACAGCAATTAATGGATGTAGTTCTTCTGGAAGGTCAGCAAGAGTTGTAGCTCGAGGCAAGTACCAAAGTCTCAAGTAATCAACAAGTGTACTTGCAGGTAACGGAAACAAATAAATCTTGCCTTCACTTAAAGTCCATCCATTGGGACTACCAGTGGCCTGATTAGCAAATGCCCAAAAAAGTTCATCCTGAACATAGGGTAGCTTATCTCCCGTTTCAGCATACTCAATCCGAATAATTTTCTGACAACCAGCAGGAAGACTAATAAACCTGTCATTCTGCGTAACTGTTAAAAGACCTATTTTCTTCTTTAGTGGAAACAGTAGGTTCCAAAAATTTGCGGTAACTAGACTAAGGGCAACCTTTTTGTAGGATTCAAGTTCTTCATCCGGCCAAAACTTTCCGACCGTCTCATTTAAAATAGATCGAACATATAGAGTAAAATCAACTTCTGTCATTACCTTGCTCCATGTGAACCCAGGTCCACCATAGGCTCCCTGCAATGCCTCCAAGCTGTCTTGGCTGCGTCCCTCATCATGTATTCAACATTTGCTTCAAAGTCTTGTCCCAGTTTGTCATTAGCCTCATCAACTTCTTGGGCTATTGCTACTGGATTATCCGCATTCCGTCTAGCCAGTCTCAAAGTATGAAGAGTTCTCTGGTCTAGGGGTTTATATCCAATGTCATTAAAATCTTCATCCTGGTAACACACATTCAAGACCACATAGCTCTTATGAGCATAGAGTCCAAATATGTCTATCCTTGTCTTGGCACAGTCATTTTTCCATACTCGAATCTGCCAACGCTGTGTTCGAGGATTAAAGGCTGCAAAAAAATAGGGATCAATTAATTCAACTTCTCGTTCAAAATAATAAGGAGCTTTCATTTGTTTGTCCTTTAAAATGCCTCAAGAGGGGAAGGGCTAAAGCCCTTCCCCTCTCTTGGACTTAGTTTTTAGAAATGGTTACGCGACTTACGCAACCGTAATGCCAGTTCCCTTACCATGAGCATTGGAACAATCCGTCCCAAGGTTCCCATAGAGTTTGAACCAGCTCTCATAAGCATCCTTTCCAGACACAGGCTTAATAACCCCGCCGCCCTTGTCATCCCAAGTGAGCTGACGAAGCATGTACATCCGAAGATGTGCCAATGCCAAGAGATACATATACCCAACCGGGCAATTCTTATGAGTCATAATCGGAAGCTCAATCTCACCACCAACGTACTTGATAGCTTTCCAACCAGCCTTAAAAGTAAGGGTGTCAAGCTGGCGAAGCGTCTGCATCAGAGAAATAACCTTATTACGAATAGTTTTAGTGGTCAGACAGAAATTTACAGCTTCCCCATCGGTCTTGTCATCAATGGTATCCAACAGTACCTGGATCTTAGTCTCATCAATGAGTCCAACCGAAGTAGCTACATTAGCTTGCCAAAGAGTTTCGGCCCTGTCGATTCCTTCAAAGTCGGCATAGGGAGTATTGGCAATACTTACGATACCATCAATACCCATCATTTCACCGGATCCGAAACCAACAGCCGCTTCAAAGGTCTTCTGCTTCAGAATCACGTCCGTAGCTGCAATAGACGTAACAGTGCCAACAACAGTAATAGTAGTAGCAGCAACAACCGAAACCTGAAGACCTAACTGACGAGCCACACCAGCAGCAGTATAAATATCAATCATCTGTCCCTTGCGGAACCACTTTGTAAAAGGTGTGTCCCCAACGATCCCTGCCGGATCCTGAACAGTGATGACCTGACCAGCAATAGAAGTCACTGCAGCCAGAATACCTCGTCCACCGCCCATCAACTGACGATCCAAGTCAATAGCGAACGAGTTCGTTGCGCCCTTGGTCTCACCAGTCATTACGTCGATCCACCCGCCTTTACCTTTAGCCGAGTCGATAGAGAAACCATCAACCATAACACGACCATAAAGCCGCTTCAGGGTAATGTACGCCTGATCGTAGGTGTTTCTCTGAGCACTAGGCAGATCATAGTCATTAGCAGCCCTAGCACCAACAGCTTCAGTAAAACCGAACTGAACCGGAATAACCACACGTTTTCCATACACACTAGCAACCTTCTTCTTCAGAACCGCATACAAGGGCGATTTCTTAGGAATCTGGTTGATAATTGCTGGCGTGTAACAGTCTTTCAGGATGTCCTGAATGTATTGTACAGTTCCCGTCTATTTCTAGACGCTGTGGACTGTCGCTTCGCCCATTACGGCGTTCTCGCACTCAGTCTCTGCAAGTTCAAATGGTGTTAAAGAGGCTGTCCTTGTAGACTTAAGCCTCTTGAGAAAGCTTTCACGCTTCCTGATAACGGACACTGGAAGCCCACGCTTCCGAGCATTCGTAGTGTGTTTCTGGTAGATAAAAAACTTCATGGCAATGTCAGCCTGAGCTTTTTTCTCAACAAGAAACGGCCTCATTTTCTTAAGGGCTTCATAAGCCGTCTGGCTTGTCAAAGCCCAATGATAGGCCACAAAACGTGGTGTCAAGTTGTTATTAGGTTTTCTTTTGACTTCAATGTACTTTCCACCAAACATACCCATAAGTTTCTTCAACGACGCAACAGACGTACTTGTCATTTGGATAGCTAATTTCCAGCTATTCCAACCCTGTGACTTATCGTTGACAATTTGGATGGAGCCTTCTCCATCAAAAAGCCCCGCACAGTATGCATAGCCTAGCTTAGACACCGTTCACCATTGATTCTTGAGGGTTACCATATCCAACTGGACGTAGGCTTCCCCATTGATCAGCGAGAATTTTAAGAATCCCACAACCCTTTTTGGGCTGAAATTCTTGCAACGTAGTTTTCCCAGTAACGTCGTTCGGCTATCCATATATTAAAGCTCTTCGCCGGACTCGAGTCGTTCTCGTTCAGCTAAAGCCTTTTTAACAGCCGATCCGACATTCTCAAACGTAACACCCGCACTCTTTTTGGGCGTTTCCACAGGTTTATGGGTAGCACCAGAAGAGGTTTTAAGAGGAACGCGTTTCGAGGAAGCATGTTTCTGCTTTGATAGATATTCCTTAATCATCTCGTCAGAAATTGCCTTTCTAACGTCAGGACACGCCTTAAAGACCTTCTGTACAAATTTCGCACTCCCATAAATGGATTGACCCCGTTGCATAATCTTCTGCACCGGAATTTTCCCTTTACTGAGATAGTGAACAGCGATTGTTTCCTCTGGACTAGCCATTGGAAAGTCGGTTTTGTACCTTTCGATCTCGCTAAGCAATGCCTGTTCCTGCTCGTCAGACTGCCGACGCTCAAACCCCCCTTCGATTGCACCAATACGCTCACGAAGTTCCTGGTTCGATTTCCATTGAACCTGGGCGGCCTTTTTTAGTGTAGCCTGTTCAGGAGTATCATTCAGCTCATCAACCTCAAGCTCTCTCGGCATGGTTGTCTCCTTCGTTTGGAGAGTCATGGTCCGAACCTTTTGGTCTAGACGAGTCTGAAGATCCTGTAACTGAACAGCCGCCCTACTCAGGGAGTGTTCACGTTCGAGAAGAGAGCCTTCCCTCTGAGAAAGCTCATCCATGTGTTGATAAAAACGAAACCCCTTGTTCAAGAAAGCCCCAAGCTCTTCAGGGGTGAACTCACTTGCCTTGACCTCAAGACCCTTGGACTTGATAGTCTCATCTTTATCAAGTTGAGCCAAAACTTGTTTAACATCCTGCGATAACAGTCGCTCTTTACCCTTTTCAGTTAGCTCTTCTGAGGGCTTTTTAACTACTTCTTTAGTCGCTTCCTCTTCTTCAACGGGTTCTTCTTCCAGCTCATCCTCATCCTTAAATTCGGAATCAGGAATATCATCGTTACCATCAGACAAGGTTTCCATTTCCAAGTCATCAGTATCAACGTCGTCCTGTTCAGCTAGAAGTTCAGTAATGTCATTTTTAACGTCGGACATTATATAATCTCCAGAATGCTCCCTTCTCCGCTACAGACAATTATCCCTGTTCAGGAGTTGTCGGTTGCGGTTCTTCAGGAGTTGATCCTTGCGGAGCAACTTGCTGTTGTGTGGCAGCCTGGGGGGTTTCCTCCCCTGCCGGGGGATTCTGTGTCACTTTCCCTGGCTGCGGTTGCATACTACTCAATGTAGCTTGAATATGAAGCTCTATTGCGGCTTTCTGAGTCTCAGTATAGTGCTCAAACTTCGGGGATAAACGATCCCTAGAATGAATCTTTAAATGCGTTTGAGGATCATCTAGAGCACAAATCCAACTAATCACAACTTTCGGATCTATTGTCGGATTCTTCGCAATAAGCATATTTTCACGTAAAGCTCTTTTTTCATGCAAAAGCTCATCCTGATAAATTTTCTTTGCCTGTCCAAATTCCATCAGCTCCAACGCGGTCTTATCATCTTTGATAAGCTGCAGTTCTCGGAGCTTCATAATCCACTCGATACGGAGAGGACGACTTTTTGGAAGGCCAACTTGTGAAGTTACCTGAACATCCGTATTTCCCCTTAAATCGGCCCCCTCGAAAAAGAGAACCGACTCAGCCGAGTCTCGACCAGCAATCTTTAAGAGCCTCTTGGTAACATAGTTGTCTTGAACTATCTTCAACATCAGACTGAGGGCTTCACCAAATACCTTATCCACGTCCCGAATAAGGGGATCTAGAACTTGGTCATCCTGCTCGACCAGCAAATTCACCAGTGTTCCAGAAGCATGAGAGGCCCGTTCAGGCAACCGCCCAAAACTAGCTTCGTGGACGTTACTTCCAGATTCCATCTCACGCTCAAGCTCTTGTTTAAACTGCATAGCAAAAGCGGGAAGGGGATCCAACTTCAACTGGTGGGGTTCTCCCATAGCCTTGTTATAGTCGATCATTACAATCCCACCATCGTCATATATTTGCTTCTTATTAAGTAATGAATCGAATGGTGACATGACCTTCAACTTAGTTGCTCGTTCAAGAGCCAAACTAATTAATGAGATCCACCTGTTATATTCACGTTGAATGGGAATCAAATCCTTAACCATGCTGTCATTAAAGATAATCCCCTTTTCATAACTATCAATGGGAACTAGCCGTTCCTCATAAGCAAAGAACGGAATTTTCTCATAAGGATTCTTGCCGTATTTAACAACCTTCTTTCCAACGACAAACGCAAATATCTTGGGTGTCCAAAACTCTTTAAAAACTACCGTTCGACCAAGAACATCTTCCTTGTCTTCCGGTACAGAAGGCTCAAAATCAAAATCCCCAGTCTGTGAAATAGAGTATGGGTCATCAAGCAAGGTGTCTGTTTCAGCGACTAGACTACCCTCTTCAAGCTCATAGTCTTCTTCAATCTTATCCGCATCGGCCTGTACACCATAAACAAACCAACGCCATTTCTTAGAATCAAAATGAAGCGGATCGGGCCTACAATTAAATGGGGACACAACCTCAATTCCAACATCTCCTGGTTCAGTTATCGTCTTATATTCAATACCAAGACTTTCCTTTACGGCCTCTTCACCATTTCCTTGTTCTGGAGGCTCCATGCCAGGAAGAATGCCCTGCTCTTCTTCTTCATTAGGAGCCGGAATGTCCTGGGCTTGATAGTCGATAATACCAAAATCATCCTCATTCCATATAACCCGTAAACAAGCACGATTCAGTAAAACCAGCCATGTAAAAAACTGCTTTCTAACAGCAGCCATGTTTAGCTTATCATCCAAAAACTCAATAACCAAATCGCCAACATTGGCAGCTTCGGCATCCTCATATTCAGTAGTCTTAGGAACAACCCCCTGTTGCGGAGCAACACTAATTAGCTTCCCAAGAACGGTTCGAACAAATGGCTTTAGCCTATTGAAAACCAGCTTTCGCTTTCGGTCCAGCTTAACAGGCATCAGCACCTTCTTCGCTCGGTTATAATCAAGATATTGGTATCCAGCAACCCAAGCCAAAAACTTCTTCCACCTGGGATGACGATGCGTAACATCTGGATGGTCGGTCCAATATGCCTCAACCCGACCACAAAGATAGTCCTCTTCTTCTTGTGAGAGTTTCTTGTCGTCGTATATAGTTTTTTCTAGATCACGAAGCTTCATGCTGCACCTTTAGTTTCGTCGCCTTCTTCTTTCCAGTCCTCTTCAAACTCTGTTAGATCAACCTTTTCGGACTCTCCTTCCTTTTCATCTTCTGGAGCATTCCGTTCTTTTCGGGCTTCCTTACGCAGTTTTGCCACTTCTTCAACGTCTTTTCCCCACTTGTCCCTAAAATACTTGAACTCGCCATAGTCCTTTGCCATCAGACGATCAAGCAAGGAGTCAATACGCTTTTCATACTTCCTGTCCTTGTAAAGATGGAAAGCAAGAATGATAATGACCAAAGCAAAACTTGCATAATTCATATTTATCCCTTAATATAAAGAGTCGTCATCCTCGATATAATTCTGGCCCACATACACAGCCTCTGACTGCTCATCCCATTCCTTCTTTTCTTTCTCTTCTGCAGTCATCTTTAAATAGTCAGGAACAATCAATGTTTGCGGAGGATCCGTTACAGCAGGAAAAATTACAACGTCCAAAACGTAGGCCAACGCATCAGCAAGGTCATCCCGTTCCGTTTTTCCAGCCCGAATCAATTCCTCAATTAGGTCGTCCATTCCAGTTGGAGCCAAGAATACTTTCCCTTGTTCAAACCAACCAGTCAGATTCTTAATCCGCAGTGGCTTGGGCCGATTATGGTGTTTAAGTTCAACCATCCTATAAGGAATACGATTAGCATACTCAATCAAGTGCTTCGGCACTTTCCCTTGCCGGATCATTTGAGGAATTAGAAAGGTTGCTAGATCCCGAAACGTCATACACCTATATTCCTCAACACCAATAATCTGAGACTGATTAATAACCGCCGTCTCCACCATCCATTCGACAATCTCTAAATCAGTTCCCTTTTTACGCTGTGCAGATCGAACATATAAGTTTTGATCGGAGGCGGCCCACAAAACAACCTGACCATTAAAGTCAGACTGTTTCGTTTCTTTTCCAGCCGGGTCCAGCAGTTGGATAGTAACTCTCTGTTCAGGAATCCGGTCAGCTCTCCACGTCTTAAACCATGTTCTCTGAAATACCATGTCCGATAATGACATGGGATCATTCAAATACTGGCCTGGAAAATGCTCGGCCTGTTCTTCCTTAATCTGTTTGAGTCGTCTTTCAGGAAATAGGGTAGGGAAGGTTGATCCTGTTTCATTAACGGGATCTTCCCAACACAGGTATCTTAAATAATGATACCGTCCATTATGCCACTCAAACACAGGCTGACTCCGCGAGTCGTCCAATGTCTTTGTTGGAATCTCAAGA